CTTTTCTCGGTCAACCACCGCGCCGTTATTCAGCAGCTTTCATTTCTGATTCCCGTTGAGGACAATCCAGCCCAGGGGATCAACGGTATTCCGCCTGACCTAACGGCATCCACAAATGCTGCCCGCTATGCCCATGCCGTCTTGGCGGACATGGCGCAATGCGCGGACGCCTACGTGGCGCACAACGCCGATTTCGACCGGCAGTGGATTGCTCATTCCCTGCCCGACAAACCATGGATTTGCACATGCCACGGCATCACCTGGCCCGGCGCTCCCGGCGCGGTTTCCCTGACGAATCTCGCGCTTGCTTTTGGCGTGCCGGTATGGTCTGTCCACCGCGCCCTGTCAGATTGCATCTATCTTGCTCAGGTTTTCGAGAGAGACGCCGAGCTTGAGGCTCACCTTGCGGAGGGGCTTTTGCCGCAACAGCTTGTCGCCGCCGTCGTTTCCTACGATGAGCGCGAGCTTGCCAAGGCGGCTGGCTTCCGTTGGGCTCCCGAGCGCAGGCAATGGGAGCGCAAAGCCAATCTCCGACAAATTGCCGGCTTCCCATTTAGGACGAGGGCCGTCGATGCCTGAACTTCAGTTACTGCCCCCGCAAGGGGGCGTTTTTTTCAGCGAGCAGGACCACAAATACTTTTTTTGTGGCCAGCGAATAATCGAAGTGCCTTCTTCGTCGCGCATTATTCAACTTAGCGGCGGCAAGGATTTCCCGAAGGAGCAATGGCGCAAGTCGCTTGAGCGCAAGGGGCTGAGCGGCATGGGCGCTGATTATTTTATGGAGCGGGTCAGGGAGATACGTGCCGCGATTGGCACTGAGGCCCACGCTTTAATTTCATGTGATTTAGGTATTGCCGACGAGAGCACCAAGGCCGCCTTTAGCGAGGAGGCGGAAAAGATAGTGGAGCAATGGAGGTGTTATGTTCATTCGCGCATCGGCAAGGTTCACGTTATTGAGAGCCCCATGATTCATCCCGGTGGCTGCTACGGTTTCACGCCTGACTTAATTGCCGAAATAGACGGAGTTTTGACCTTATGTGACTGGAAAAGCAATCAAGCAAAGGATCACGTTGATCGATACCAGGCGCTAGTTGACTACGCGCCAGGCGATCAGATCCTGGCCGAAATTTGCGGCCACCTTTCCAAGGCCGACACCGAGGCCCGCAAGCGGCCACGGGAAACCGCTCATGTCCGCGATGGCTGGCAAATGCAGCAGGGCAGCTATGCTTTTGGCGTCGAGGCGGTTCACGGTTTGCGCGTCGAGCGCGGGATCAATTTCATGCTGTCCGTTGATGGCGTCAGGGAACACCAGTGGAACCGCCCTGACCTTGAGCGGGGGTGGTTGCAGTTTGCCGGCGGTTTACTGCTTCACCACCATCGAGCCGCCCTAGGCGGCGCCGATCCTGTTTTTGGCGCTGCCTTAAACGCCCTCCGCCCGTTGATGCACGGCCAATGACGTGCTATCATTCCTGAGCATCGCATTCATCCAGTGCCCACCAAACGCGCCGCTTCCGCCATTGCTGAGCCGGAAGCTCCCGAAACCTCCGAAGGCGCCGCCAACATTCCCGATCCCGCTTCTGCCGCATCGGGCGATGGCGAGGAAGGCGCCCCCGCCGAAGAGAGCAGCGGCGCCGTCGCCGCCGAAACCTTCACGCCTCAGGTTCGCCTGATCGGCGCCGAGCTGCTTGAAGCGGTCGAAGGGTGGAGAGGGGCCGGCAGGACCATTGCCGAAATGGCCTATTTGGCCGGCTATTACACCGTCACGAAAGACGGCCAGGAGCGCGTCTTGAAGGCGGCTTTTAACAACGCCTTTCTCGAAGCTCAAGGCTTCGCCACCGGCGGCAGCGGCTCTTCTCGCGCCCACGGCAACGACGGCCGGAACTTCGCCCGCGTGTCTGCGGGCGGCCAACTGCTCGTCAGTCAGCTTGCCACCCGCGAAGTCAAGGCCGTGCCTGGCGCCGTGTTCAGTGTCGAGTATCCGGAGCCTGGCGTCATCACGCTTCGCCTGACCGACGAAGTGCGGCCCGTAATGCCTCGCAAGAAAGCGGGCGAAGCCGCCGAACAGCCCGGAACGCCGCTGCTCGATGGTGGACAGGGCGCATACGGCAGTCCCGCCGCCGAAGGATCTCCGGCTGAGTGATTGGCGCTCGGCCGAGCAATGGGCGCGTGCAGCGATGCACGCGCTTTTTATTGTCGGCGCACTACGGCGACGGCGTTACTTTTCCTGGAAGACGCCGACGTACACTTTTCCTTTGCTGGTTAGGGGAAGCAGCTTATCGCGTAAGTCGGTATTATACATTCTGATGCAGCCGTGAGTAGGGAACAGCCTTTGTTGAGGCCACCAGGCGCCGGGCCAGCCGCAGGCGCTGCCGCCGCCATGGATCATTACTCCGCCCCTGCCGTACCGGGCTTCCTGCCTCTCAAGCTCGACAAGATCAAACGAATACCAACCAAACGACATCAGCTCTTGGTTGAACTTGGGATGAGAGCCAAACCGCTCGTAATCTTTGTAGATTTGCCCGATCACATAGAGGCCAGGCGGCGTGTCCATGTTGCGGCGCCGCCAGTCATTGTCGGGACCTTGCCCACGCGCCAGTGCGGGGGCCTTCCATAGGAGCTTGCCGATGTGGTCGTATGCCTCGGCGTCTTCGTCTCTATCATTGATGAGCAAATAGCTGTCGCCAGGCTTTACGGGCGCCTTGATGGACGGTCCCGCCATTCCCAGCTCTTCGGAGCCTCGGGGGTCGAGTTGGGGAGTTGCCATGATTTGTTTTCCTCGGAGAGATTTGGGCTGCAAGTCCAGAGACCTTATTTGTATTTTTCCTGCTTTTCCTTCTCCTTTCCGGCGCTGCCCAGCGGACAGCCGAGTATCATTGTAGCGCTGAGCGGCCCTCCGCCGCCCATGCTGGCGAGGGAGGGGATAGCAGCGCGGTGCGGCGGCGGGTCACGGAATGGCGGCAGCAATCGCCGCCAATAGGGTGGCGACGCGGGCTTCCATCAACGCAAGATTAACAGCCTTGCCGCTTGCTGCAGCAGAAACGCCAGCGTCGGTGTGGCCATCGGGGGTACCATTATTGTTTCTCGCAAACAAAAAGTAATTAAGTGAAATTGGACTCACCGACGCAGAGGTCACTGTAAAGTCAGTGCTGTTGTATCTCATTGTGAACTGACTTGCGCTAGCCCTGGAGACTCCAATGAAGCCCGTCCGCTGACCCGAACCGGGAGGGCCAGTGTAATTGGTAGCCAATGAGTTCACATTTCCAACGATTGTTCCGGTTTGATCCATGATTCTGCTAATCCCGGCGCTGTTTTGAGCGCCTATGTATCGAGTAGTATTTGTTGTAGCCGCTTGGTTTACCCAAATCCACATGCTGGCATTATTCTGTCCATCGCTTGATGCACCTCTGTTAAGGTTGATGTATCTTGGGCTACCACCTTGTAGGTGGGTTTTTCTCGTGTAGTTGCTCAGAGTAAAACCAACATTTGTCACCGCCGGCCCCTTGGGCGTGTATAGTGCCGCGGGAAGCGTCCTGGGGCCGCGATAAAGCTGGAAATGCTCCAGCGCCTGCCAGTTGCTGACGCCGGCATTCGGGCTTTGGTCAGCTTTGCAGCCGACCACGAATGCGTTGATGGCATTGCGCACCCCGCTTTCCAGCGCCTGCCCGTCCAGGGTTTCGAGCGCTTGGACCCAGGCCAGGGCCTCGGAGTCGAAAGCGCTTGATACTGTTCTCCTGGACACGATTAGCATTCGATTACCTCCCTGATAAGGGCCGCGTCTCCATTTAAGATTGGATTGCATCAATCCAACCCGCGTTTAAGTCGAATTGCCGCCCGGCAATAACATCAGCCCTAAGAACGTTTGCTCGTTCAAAATTTGCCATGCCGGCTGCCACCACGGCATCACGCTTCCTGAGAATTTCTTGGTGAGTCGCTGAGGCGGTTAGCGCTGCTTGTCGCTGGAGAGCTTCATCGTAAAGAACTTGCAGCATCGGCAACTCGCCCTCTGGGTACACGGCAGCATTTGCCTGCAGCCGCCTGGACTCGATCTGCGCAAACAGTTCATTGTTTGGACGACGGAAGACTTCCAGGGTTTCTTCCCATGTGCCAGCCGGGCCGCCGGGTTTTGGATTGGCGTAGGGTACTGGTCCCCATGCTGACCGCTCGTAAAAGATTTGGGCGTCGTACTCTCGAACCTTTGATTCTTTTTTTAAGTAGAACTTCAGATCGGCGCCATCGTATTCAATGCCAAACAAGTTGGGCCAGTTGACGCCTGTTGGATTAGTTACAGTCTCCCCCCGCAGTGGAACAAATAAGTCCACGCTTTTCCCTTCAAGGGGGCCAGGGTTGGCGTAGTACTTGATGCCGGTGTCGGGGTTCGTCTGGATGCTTGGGTTGGTCATTGTCAGGTCGCAGAACGGGTGAATAAAAATTGGGCGAACAGGCCCTGGGCGCCGGTGCCGACGCCCATCAGGTCAACGCCGATCCGGTCGCCAGCGGCGAACGTGCCGCCGGTGATCGTTGCGGAGGCGTCCACCAGGCTGGCCCCAGCCGCCAGCGTGGCGTTGCTGGTCAGCACCGACGTTTTCACGCCGGCCGCCGTGCGGCGGTAGGCGTTTAGCGTGGTGGAGCTGCTGCCGGTATTGTCGATGTGGCAGCCAAACCGAACTGCCGCCAATGTGAAGCTCCCCGACGGCACCGGCACAGGGATCTCGGCGTAATTGGTGGCGGCTGTAGCTGTCTCTCCACGGTTGGAGATGATGAACACAATCCCGTCGCCGATCGTCGGGACGCCCCACGCCGCAGGCTGCCCGGGGCCTTGGCTGATCGGCTGCTGCCCTGCAATGCCGGCCGAGCCGCCAAGCAGCAACCTCCCCTTCAGGTCTAGATCAGTCAGGAACTCTCTTGCCATCAGCCAAGCACCACGACGCGGTAAGCATTAGCGGCTGGTGCCGTTGCAAATATAACCGTCACAGCATTTGCGCTCGTGCGTTGCACGTCCGCTTCCACGTCGTCAAACGTGCCCGAGTTTGGGAACACTCTCGCAATCACATCGCGGGTGCTCAAGTTGTGGGTGACCGTGTAGCTGGTGGCGCTGCCGTCGCCCACGCTCACCGCGACCTTGCGCATCCGCCCACTCCAGTTCGCAAGCGTATCGGGGGTGACCACTACGTTTGGGGACAGGGCGGCTCCCGCGTCAACTTCTGCCTGCGTGCCATGACGGGAAATGCCCGATTGCGTAGCGCTCGCCGTTGGAACGGAGGTCCCGTATGGCGCCCAGCTCACCGCCGTAGTGCCAAGCGTGCCATTGACAGCGCTTTGTCGGTATGACACGCCAGCATCAGTCCCCTCCTCGACGGCGGTGACGGCCTGCTCCAACTCGGGGAAGGTATTGGCGTCCAACGCGCGGGTCATCGCCGTGGCGGCGCCGCTCCACACGTAAATGCCGTTGTCGGCGCTTGCGGCCTGCAATCGCACTAGCACCCGGTCACCAGTGACCATCGTGATGCCGTCGATCGTTGCGCCAGTGCTTGACAGGTTTAGGTTCGCCTGCGTCGAGACGCGGCAGCTATCTTTCCAGGCCAAGCCTTCGATGGCCGAGTCGACATACGCCTTGTTTACTGCGTCGCCGCTTGCCGTAGGCGCCGGCAGGTTGGTGACCCTGGAGACTCCCTGGAAGTTGAAGTCGGTGAAGATGTTGCGGGGCATGGTGCTCAGATCAGGCGGGCTAGGCCAGCAGTTGCTGGGTTAAGCGTAACAACAGTTTGATTGACGCTCGGATGTGCAACCTCCCCATCAATCTCTTGCATCCCACTGCTGAGCAGCTCGACGCTTGGATAGCGCCCGAGATTGTGATTGATGGTCCACACCGTTGTTGGCGTGGCCTGGTTATGGACGTAGGCCGCGAGGCCGCCGCCGCCCACCGACGCAAGCGCCACAATGTCCGCGACGCTTGCGTCCACCGTCGACATGATGGCCGCTGCTCCGCTCCCGCTTCCGGCGCCAGTGGCGCGAAAAATCACATCAGGCGAATTGGACTCGGCTCCAATCGACGTAAAGCTCGTGGATCCAGCGCTTGTGATCTTGTAGACTTGCCCAACCACAAAAAAGCCGGCCAGCACCACCGCGCCGGCTTGGTCCATGGGGATCCGCTCGCTGCCGGAGAGGGGAAGCTGCGCGTTAGGCCGCCCGGAAATTGTTGTGGTTTGCGTTGTCATCGTGACGAGCTTGCGTAAGGGGGCGGAGGCGAGAGCGCGGGCTGGGGCTGCCTTTCTCCCATCCTGAAAGCTCCCGTCAAAGCGGCGATGCTCAGAATAACGCCCACAATCCACCTCGCCGCTGTTATCGCCCCCTGATCTTGCGACTGCCGAGTTAGTACCTGCGTGTCAACGCTGGCATTCTTTTCTGCCATCTTTTTCATCTCTTCCGCCAGGCCGGTGACGGACCTTTCCATTTTGCCGCCAAGCTCTTTAAGCGAAGCCCACAACTCCTGCCGGCTTTCTTTCGCCTCGTCCCGCTCCTTTTCCATGGCCAGCAAGACGCGCTCCATGACAGTTTCGAGGCGCACCATGTCACGCTCCAGGGCGGTGATTCTGTCCTGTGTCCGCAGCACTGACCGCCGGCGTGGTAGGCGCATTATAGGGGGTTCGCGGTGACCTGGGCCAGGCTCAGCCTCGCACCAGCGACAGGTCGCCGTCTCCCTCCCAGTTCACCACGCAAACTATCGGCTGTTCCGGATCCTCGCAATCAATCGAAACGTCGGCAATCGTCACTGTGCCGGCTAGCTTGATGACGCCCGGAATCGTACCGGAGAACACATCGTAATCCGGCGGCAACTGATGGGCCTGAAGAATCAGCGCGATTTCGGCTTTCCTGCTGCCTCCTTTGGCCGCGAGTGCAAATTCAAGCATTTGCCAGGACGAGAGCGCCACGCTTTCGTCATCGCTGAATTGCAAGTGAAGCTCGAAATCGCCGCTCCACTCAGAAAGCCCCCCGGTACTCTTTGCCGCCTCGTCCGCTTGCGTCGTGCGGCTTAGTGGTTTATTACTGCAAAGCGCTCGCCACGATATAACGCCGGCAATAAATTTGAGCCCATTGCCAAGATCAATTCTTGCGCCTCCGTCTGCGCCAACTAGAACTGCCACGGCTAGATAGTCCTTCCGAGGAAGGTGGCCGAGGCGCCGTCCGTCAAGACCGTGTTATTGGCAAAATTTAGCACTTCCCATTCATTGACGGCGCTTTGCACAATAAAGCGATCTCCGAGCGCGATGCTGTTGCTTGCGTAATTCATGTAGACGCCAAAATCATTAGCTAGCCTTGTGGGCGTGTAATAGTTCCATGGCACGTTGCTGATGATTGGCACGTAGTCGGAAGTGTACGCGGAATTGACATAGTTTCTGCCGATCGGGACTGGGATTCTTGCCCCAAAAGTATTCCATGATCTCAAATTGCCGAACCCGGAATTGCTTGCCGATCCCGCGCCAACGTAGCTGTATGGATTTAAGTTCATCTGCGAATAGTCGGAGCCGTCCGTAGATCCCCTGAGGGCCGAGCCAAAAGACAGGCAGCGCCTGAGTGCTTGCGGAGCCGTAAAATACGTGTACGCCGAAGCGCTGCTTGTCGCCACGTTCGCTAGCGTGAAGCCGCTAATGCAGCCCTTTGACAGATCGAGCCATGAGTGCAGCGTTGCATCCTTGTGGAGAAACGCAAACGGATTCGATCTCGTCAAATTTGCTGGCTGCCTGAAAAGAAACCATGACTGCTTCGGGTCCTCGCCAGACGTAAACCGATCCAGGAAAAGATTTGACGTGGTAGAAAATGAAGGCCCAATACGGGTATTCAGGAGGCTCCCGTTGCTGAAAATACTCTCAGGCAGCGCAAGGTAATCCATGTATTGCGTGCCGTCCGGGACCTGAAGCGGCGCCGCCCCCGTTTTCCTCCAGCCCGTCGCCAAGGCTACGCCAACGGACGGGCCATCAAAAATAAAATAGTAAAAAGCGGTACCGTAAGCCTTCGTCGCATCATGCGGAATCGCCATGACTCTGCACAGGTTTCCGCTCCCGGAGCCGGACGTTATAGTAAAGCTATCGTGCCATTCGGTCATTAAGCCGGCGTCAATAAACGCTGACCGCATGGCGTCGGCCATGTTGGCGCGAGTGTAGCCCGCGTTCAGCGTGTAGGTTTGCTTTGTGACTGTCATAAACCTGGCGTCGTCCCGGAGATCATAGCCCGCGTCAGGCCCGCGTAGCCGAACTGGCCATTACTGTCAGCCCGTCCGTGAACGTGAGGCTTGCGAATGCGTCTGCCGGCAGCGAGGTGATGACGGGCACGGTTTCCGTTACTGCCAGGGCCGCAATGGTCAGGGCGTCTCCGGGCACGTTCATATCCAGAAACGCCCCGGCCTCTCGGCGAACTGACTGATCCAGCGAAACAGGGAAGGCGACCGTAGCAAGATTCTCTATATTTGCGAGCGTCATTGAAAGCAGCGGCCCGGCGGGCAGCAGATTCGGCAACGCCTCATCAAGCGCAATGGGCACGCCAGCTATCGACACGATATTCGCTATGCCTAGCAGCAGCGGGCTTACGTCAACTAGCACAAGCGGGTTGCGCGGGCCGTATCTTGATTCTAGTGTTAGCTCGTAAATCAAATCGACTGTCACGTTAAAGCGGCCTTTCATCACGGACTCCTTTCGCGGCTCGCTCTCTATTGTCCAGGTTGTGCCGGTTAGTCTTCTCCTGAAGTTCTCGTCATCGACTCCGCCGGCCAACTCCGGCGGCAGCGCTGTCAGTGGCCACAATCCACACGCGCTGGCACGCCATGGGAGTAGCAGTGCAAGCGTTTCCGCATCGTTCATATTCTCAAAAAATAGCTTCCATCTTGATTCGCTGGGCAGCGATCCCAGCAGCTCCGGGAATGACGATGAGCGAAATCCCCCGAGGACCACCGGGTAGCCAGGCAGTATTAGCTCCCACGATGTTGGCGTGTAGGCCGGCAGGGTTAGCGGCGGGCGAATTGTCATGCCGGGTAGGTCTTGTTCGCGGCGGCTCTGATTATCATTGTAACCGTGCAGCGTCCGGCGATGACTGAGGCGACCTTTGGCGGTCCCTTGAACTCCCAGGCCGCGCCGGCAAACGGCGATGCGAGCAAGGCATTAAGGCCGCCACTTGTCCCGGCACGGATTTCCGGCGGGATTGTGAGTGTTCCATATATTCCATAATTTGCATCCCATATTGAGCAAAGTTGCTCCGCTTGCGCAAAGGTCAGGTTCTCCCATTGCAGCTCCATCGTGTCGCCGGACGGTCGACTTGATAGAGGCCATCGCACAATTCTGCCATTCCTCATCTTTTTTCGGGCCTGCGGCCATTTGCCCGTGGTGTACGACCTGGCGGTTGGCGCAATCCCCGGCAAGGCGTTAATGATATTCATAGATCAATAACCCAGTTGGCGTCCGTGACGTAGGTTGTCCAGTTTACGCCAAGGAGGCTGAAACCGTTTGCGTCTAGCGGGTGATGGAAAGCCTCGACGGTGATGACGCCTTCTGCGTCAATGTTTGCTTTTTTGATCTCGTACGTGCGCGGCTTGATTACGCTACTTCTTATAGCAAAAAAGCGGTTGACAGGCGTAGCCAGCCCATCCAGTATCACAATATCTTCCTCGCTTGGATCTCCGCTTAGGTCCCAGGTTAGCGCTCTGTAGTATCCGTCGCCTGTCGGCGCGAGCCATGGCCGCGTAGAGACAATCACGCCACTTTCTTGTATGAAACCTTGGAAGGCGGTGCTGTAGGTGGTTACGTCAATGTCCATGCTGAAAATCAGGCCGGAGCGCAATTCGGCAATAAGCACGTCTGGCGTGGTCCTAAAGCTAATCCTGTGATCGTTAAGCGTTACAAATCTGATGTAGTAACAGGCGGCGTCGATTGCCTGCTTGTAATTCGTGCACCATTTGGACAGGTCAAGTGCCCTGACGGGGGCATTTGCGCTTGTGCCGGCCTCCCTGACCGTGGCCACTCGCTCGCGTGCAAATAGCGGAGACTCCGCGCCGCTCGACTCTTCGCGCCATTTGACTTGAACAATAAAAGGTTGGCGCGTAGTGTAGTCAATGCTATCTAGCTTAAACGACCCTTCTTCAACGTTTCCGTTGTTAAACTGAGCCTTGATTCCAATTTTTGTGTTGAACTCAATAGCTTTTTTTAGATAGTAAACTCCACCTAGTCGCACAAGTTTAAGCAGGTGCGCCTGGGCGGTTTCTGCCGTCCATTCAAGAATGTTAAGCGGCTCGTCTTCGAGCGCATCATAAAAATACTGGCGGTCCTGGCACCATTGCGCGGCTTCCTGAAAAGACGGCCTGTCGATTTGCGCAAGCTGCGTGCGCGGAATTGCCCCCAGGTCAGGATTTGTCATCATCTCCCGCAGCCAGTCCGGCCACAGGTGGGTCGAGCCTTTTGTGTCGCCGTTAAGCAGGCGTGGCATTTCGTAGCCGTTATTGCAAAACCCGCTAAACGCTTGAAGGCTGCTGATCTCTAGTGACGCAAAAATGTTTACGCCAACTGGGCATATCGATTCGTAAGATGGCGCAAAGTCAAGGTCGCCGTAATAATTGACATGCCGGATTTCGTGTTCCGGCGCGTTGCCAACCGAAGTCTGCAGATTGTCGTATGGGAACGCTTCTGCGAACCTGGCATATCCGTCTAGCATCGAATTGTAGTCGGGATCCGACCAGTTAAGGCCAATGTCCACGGCGGGCTCTAGTTGCGCTATCCGGCGTCTCCGATCCTCTCGCGGATCAATAATGTAGCCAGTTGTCGAGATCGTCAGGACACCGGAAGTTGTCACGACCTCTTCGTTGCTATTTGTATCAAGCACCACAATTCTGCCGAGGCCGGTTTTTCGTATCTCCCAGCTCGGAACCGGCACCAACCGCCTCTCCCATCGCTTGTAAGAGGAGAAGCTGGTGCGGAGATAATTGTAAACCTCCTCTCCCGTGATGCCGGCGACTGCGAATACTTCGGGGAACTCTGTCCAGTTAAGTCCGCGATCGGAGCTGTATTCAAGCCTGTAGCAACTATATCTGCGCTCTTTGGCACCGGCGACAACATCCCCGCTTCCGTCGTAGCGGGAAACAGACAGTACCCCGTTTGCCGTTTTGCCGACTTGATTTTGCCCCGCTTTTTTGTTGATGTTTTCAATCGTCGGCGAAGCCTTAAACCCGGTCATACCGTTTACGGTTATGCCGACTCTGGAGCGAATCACTATTTCGCTGACCTTGAATTCTCTAACAGCGCCAATAGACGCAATCGCCATGCGGAATATCTGCCCCGCCTGCGAGCACACCTTGTATCTTCCTTCCGTGCCGCTTTCTACGTCAGCGAAATCGTCGTCCGGGTCGTATTGGTCCGGGAAAATTCTGTCGCCGATTTGGCCGGGCAACGGCGGAGGGTCGAGAAAGCCGGGGCCGACAAAATTCACGCTTCCGGCTTTCACTACCGTAAAAACGTACTCCATGGTGTTTCCTCCTCCCGCCGGCTCCTGTTCGGAGTCGCTGATAAAAATTGCCTCGCCAGGATCGCCGGATATTCTTTCCTCCAGGACTGCCCAGCAAGTGCCGATCCTGTAAAGCTCGTTCGGAACCAGTGCCGAGTCAGCGGAATTCTGCAGGCCGGCCACTGAGGAGGCAATGCCCGTCATCGCCTCGTCGAATTCGGCGTCCCCGTCGTGCACGCGAGAGTTATCTGAGTTAATTCTTATATTTGTTTCAACATCAGAGCTTTTATGTATTACATACGTGAGCGAATCCCCGGCGTTTACGTTTTGCTCGACAAAACCAAAATCGCTAGTTACCTGAACCACGCCATTGCGCTCCCGCAGCCCGCAGCGGGTGGCCCAGTGGTATTTACC